GCGGACGCGGGTACACGCAACGGTGAGCGACAACGAGCCGACGTTTGCGGACCAGCTCTCGGAGTGGGTCGAGCAGGCGCTGAGTACGAGAGAAGAGGCGGATGAGTAGGGCGCTGATCACGGCTGAGGAATACGCGCGGGACGTGCTGGCGGGCACGATCCCGACGTGCCGTTGGGTGCGCCTGGCGTGCGAGCGGCATCTGCGTGACCTGGAGAGCGGGCCGGAGCGTGGGCTGCACTTCGATCCAGGGGCGGCGGCGATGGTGCTGGCGTTCTTCAGTCAACTGAAGCACTCGAAGGGTGAGTGGGCGGGTCAGCCTTTCCGCCTGGAGCCGTGGCAGCAGTTCATTCTCTGGGTGCTGTTTGGGTGGAAGCGAGAAGACGGGATGCGGCGGTTCAGGACAAGCTACCTGGAGGTCGCACGGAAGAATGGGAAAACTTCTTTGGCGGCCGGTATAGGACTGTACCTGCTGCTGGCGGATGGCGAGCCGGGCGCAGAAATATACTCGGCTGCCCCGTTGGACGTGGAAACGCTCATTCCGACGCCTAATGGCTGGACACAAATGGGCGCTGTCAAAGAAGGCGATTGCGTCTTTGATGAGACAGGGAAGCCATGCCTAGTGACGTATGTGTCGCCAGTCATAAGCGGGCGTCCATGCTATGAGATCACATTCAGCGATGGAACCAGTGTCATATCAGACGCCGAGCACAGATGGCAGACAGAGGTGTATTCGAGCGGGCGGAGCCTGCGGGGGCGAAGGCGAGCCGACTTTGCCCTTACCAGGAGCGGTGGGCGTACCACGGCCATCTATACCACAGAAGAGATCAGAAACAGCCTAACGTATGAGTGCCGTGGCAGAAGCACAACCAACCATCGCATACCGATAGCGGGCGCATTGCAACTGCCCGCCAGGGACTTACCGATAGGGCCGTACACGCTGGGCGCATGGCTGGGGGACGGTCGGAATAATCGAGGTGCGATAGTCGTTCACCCTGACGATGCCATGATCGCCCGCCAGATCGAGGCCGAGGGCTACAACCTTTCTCGCCAGAGCGATGATCACCTGCTGCGCTTCACCGTTCTTGGGTTGCGGACGGCATTAGGTGAGATGGGCCTGTTGGACAACAAGCACATACCGGCCCTGTATCTGCGGGCTTCGGTGCAGCAACGCATGGCGCTGCTGCACGGACTGATGGATACCGACGGCTGTTGCTCGCGCACCGGAGAATGTACCTTCACGAACAGAAACGAGCGCCTTGCTCGTGACATTATGGAGTTGATCACTAGCCTGGGAATGCTGCCACACATGCGGACGCTTACGGTGACTGGTAAGCCGCATTACAAGGTCAGTTTCAAGGCTTATGCGGACAGGCCTGTATTCGGGTTGCTGCGAAAGGCAAGCAGGCAGCGCCCCGTGCCAGACGCCCGCGCTGGCAATCGCTACATTGTGGCAGTCAACTCAGTGCCGTCAAGGCCTGTGCGGTGCATCAGCGTTGACTCGCCGTCACATCTGTATCTTGTCACTGCTGGAATGGTGGCGACGCACAATACCAAACGCGACCAGGCGCGGCTATCGCACGCGGAGGCGACGCGCATGGCGAAGGCCAGCGCCCCAATCCGGCAGATGGTGCGGATATTCAAGGACAACATCCACATCCCGGACACGGCCAGCAAGTTCGAGCCGCTGGGTGCGGACTCGGACACGATGGACGGCCTGAACGTGCATGCGGCGCTGGTGGACGAGGTGCACGCGCACAAGACGCGCGACACGTGGGACGTGCTCGAAACGGGCACGGGCGCGCGGCGGCAGCCGCTCATGTTTGCGATCACGACGGCGGGGTTCGACCGGCAATCGCTGTGCTGGCAGCTCCACGAGTACACGGAGAAGGTGCTGGACGGGATCATCCAGGACGACACGTTCTTCGGGGTGATCTACGGGATCGACGAAGAGGATGACTGGCGGGACGAGCGGACGTGGATCAAGGCAAACCCGAACCTGGGCATATCGAAGAAACTAGACGACTTGCAGCGCAAGGCGCAACGAGCGGGTGAGATGCCCTCTGCATTGAACGCCTTCCTGCGGCTAGAGTTAGACGTCTGGACGCAGAGCGAGACCAAGTGGATGAACATGGAGCACTGGCGACAGTGCGGGCAGGCGGTGGACGCGGCGGGTCTGCGGGGACGGGTGTGCTACGCGGGGCTGGACCTATCGAGCACGACGGACATCACGGCGCTGCTGCTGGTCTTCCCGGCGGAGGTGGACGACGACCTGGTGCAGGTTCTCTGTCGGTTCTGGATCCCGGAGGAGTCGATGCACGAACGGGTGCACCGCGACCGGGTGCCCTACGACGTGTGGGTGCGGCAGGGCTACATCACGGCCACGCCGGGTAACGTGGTGGACTATGCCTACGTGCTGGCCCAGATCGACGAGGACATGCAGGCATACGGGCTGGACGAGATCGCGTTCGATCGGTGGGGCGCGACGAAGATCCAAACCGACCTGACAGAGCTGGGCGGGCCGGACTTCATGGTGCAGTTCGGACAGGGGTTTGCCAGCATGAGCGGGCCGATGAAGGAGCTGGAGAAGTTGGTCTTACAGCATCGGTTGGCTCATGGCAACAACCCGGTGCTGACGTGGATGGCAGATAACCTGGTGGCCCGAGAGGACCCGGCGGGGAACATCAAGCCCGACAAGGAGAAGTCGAGAGAGAAGATCGACGGAATGGTCGCTCTCATCATGGGGCTGGATCGGGCGCTGAGACATACAGGCGGGGGACGGAGCATCTATGAGGATAGAGGACTTGAAGTTGTGTAAGCCGCGGTATCCGGTGCTCCGGCGGGTGATCGTGAACACGAAGACGCAGCTCGCGTTTCGGGGGGTGCTATGGGCGCGGCGGGCTGACTACCTGGTGTTGCGTAACGCGGAACTAATACAACCTGGCGGGCAGACGACGGACATAGACGGGGAGATCGTGATCGAGCGAGCGAACGTGGACTTCCTGCAGGTGATGAGCTGAGGGCGGGCTGATGGCTATCGCAGTGCAAACGATGGGCTCGCTGGTGAGCGTGGATACGGGGCTGCTGAGCATGGCCTGGACATCGGGCAGCCTCCAGATGTACGACCGCTACTGGTACGACTATGCCACGCTGTACCGGACGCAGCCGAACGTGCGAACGTGCGTGGACTTCCTGGCCAGGAACATCGCGCAGCTCGGGTTGCACGTCTTCCGACGGGTGAACGAGACAGACCGCCAGCGGCTGCGAGACCACCCGCTGGCGCGCCTGATCGCGCAACCGAACCCGTACACGACGCGCTACCGGCTGATCGAAGCCCTGACGAGCGACATGGGCATCTGGTTCAACGCCTACTGGCTGCCGATGCGGCGCGACGGGGATGTGGCGGCGCTGGTGCGCGTCCCGCCTGCGCTGGTGAGCGTGGCGGGCGGCCTGGTGCCCACTGCCTACGAGGTCAACCTGGGTAGCAAGACGCTGAAACTGGCGCCAGATGAGATCGTGCACTTTCGGGGGTTCAACGCCGAGAGCAGCGTGCTAGGGCTATCGCCGCTGGAAACGCTGCGGCGGGTGCTGGCCGAGGAGGCCGCTTCGGCGGACTACCGCGAGCACTTCTGGCAGAACAGCGCGCGGATGAACGGGATCATCATGCGCCCGAAGGACGCCGGGCAATGGAGTCTGGCGGCGCGGGAGCGGTTCAAGCGCGAGTTCGAGGCGCTCTACAGCGGCGGGGAGAACAGCGGGCGCACGGCTATCCTGGAAGAGGGCATGACGTGGAAGGAAACGACGTTCAACGCGCAGGAGAGCGAGTACCTGGCCGGGCGGAGGCTCACGCGCGAGGAGTGCGCGCGGGCGTATCACATCCCGTTGCCGATGGTGGGGATACTCGAACACGCTACCCTGAGCAACATTCGGGAACAACATCGAAACCTATATCAAGACTGCCTGGGGCCTTGGCTGCGGATGATCGAGGAGGAGATCGAGCTACAACTCCTGGCGGGCATGGCGGACTCGGACGGGGTGTACTGCGAGTTCAACATCCAGGAGAAGCTAGCGGGCAGCTTCGAGGAGCAGGTGGCGAGCATCCAGACCGCGGTGGGTGTGCCGTGGATGACGGTGAACGAGGCGCGGGCGCGGATGAACCTACCGTCGCAGAAGGACGGCGACGGACTGGCAACGCCGCTCAATATGCTGCCAGCGGGGATGGTGAGCGAGCCGTCGGCGGATGACGAAGAGCCAGCCGACGATGGCGAGTTTGTGAACTCACGGGCGCTAGACTTCAGCCAGGCGGATCGCAAACTGGCTATTGGGGAGTTGGCGCGCTTGCGCATGAACATGCCGATGCAGAAGGCGGACGGGGAGGTCGACCCGAGCCAGCCGGAGCTGCGGAGACGGCATGAGGAGAAGTGGCGGCAGACATTGGCGCGCACATTCGAGCGCCAGCGCAACGCCGTGCTGGGCAAGTTCCCGAAGGGGCGGGCCACGGACGGCCAGAAGGCCGAGATCGCGGACATCTGGGATAGCATCCGCTGGGACACAGAGCTGCGAGAGGACATCCTGCGGCTGAACATCCTGACGGCGGGGACGTGGGCGCGCTACGTGACGGAGCAGCTCGACGTGGAGCTGGATGAAGGC